GTTACTACATCTCTCTTTTTACTTTGTGTGAATGTGTCTTTTGCTCCGGAAGGTGATGCACCGAAATCTATATTTTGTGCATTTGTTTGTAAACCGGAAGCATAGAATGTACCTTCTGCATATGTCGTTATAGTAGATTCGTTTCCATTGAAACGATTGTCCATACGGAACACTCTAGTACCTGTGTGGAAAGTATTTGCAGGTATTGTAAATATACCAAAGAAACTACCTTCTTCATTGGTTACAAATGTTCCTATTGAGTATAGGTCATTCACTGCACAAGATATTGGTGTCGCCAATGTAATCACTTTGGTTGATCCGTTATAACCGTTGATTACTGCTGATTGTCCTTGGCCAGTACCACTATTGATATATAAAGTTTGACCAACATAGTCTGTGTTTGTTGAAGATGCAAGTGTTGATAATGTTAATTGCGTTGTGCTGCCAACAGTGCGAATCAAACCACCATTATGTTTCTGACTACTAAAAGTACCTTGTGCTGTGCTGGCTTGATAAACACCTTCAGCATTAAATGTAGAATTTACTAAAGCATTTCCGTTATGGTATGTTGTAGTTTTACCGTCACCTGCAACATACAATCTCATACTATTTGAGTTTGGATAATCATATACACCAATAACAATACCTGTTGGTACAAAAGTGCCAGCTGAGTAATAACCAACAATATCATTTGGTTGGAATGTACCAACAACATTGGTCAATTCAATTTCATTTGTTTTCTTGATGTATTTGTCTGTACTAATTGTATCAAAGAAACTATAAACCCGTGTCTTGTATAACATCCCCTCAGCACTGATAGTAATTTCTTGCGGTCTTATCCATGGTAGAATACTAATGTCATTAATGTAACCATTATTCAATGAATAAGTATTGTCTAGTTTACTATATGCACCAAGTATATCTGTACCAGCTTGATTTGTTACAGTTTTATATGTTGATGTTGTAGTTGTTTGCTTAACATTTTCTGTTGTTATACCTGTAAATCGGCCACCAGTTACGTTAGACCAAGTTGTTTCCGAAGAATTTTGTTTATCTAATGTGGTTGTACCACCAACTGTTTGCCAATCACCTGACACTAATGTATTAACTGTGTTTGAACTTTGCCAAACGTGTAGATTCGGATCAACAATTAATAGTGAAGGAGAATAAGTTGTATCAACCCAATTGTCAACGTTAGGTGACAATGCAACCAATCCTTTTGATTCTGTGACAGAGAAAGGATTAATGTTGACTGTTCTACTTGCCAATCTTTGTGCAATAATATTTGTTGATGTGTATGGTAAAGAGAAGTAGTTGTTATAACCGGATGATGTTCGTGCAAAATTCAATAAAGAAATTGCACTACTTGTTGCTTTTTCCATGTTATAAGCTAACGCCAAATTCTTTAACGGGAAGTTTTTGACAGTTTGTTTTGCTGTCATGCGCTTTGTTCTACGATTGATAGATGCATTAAAGTCTGCAACTCCAGAATCGGATGCTGAGTAACCAGAAAAATCATCAACCATAATACCGTTTTTAAATCTGTTTAATCCATATGCATCAGAAATCTGCAATGAATTTGCATTTTGTTCCAATGCATTTAACGCTGTATAGTATTCAATTCTATTAATTCTTGTATCCAATCCAGCAATATCTGACATGGTATAACGGCGATTTTGTACCGATTCTATAGACAAATCGGATAGTCCAGTTGTGATTTCTGTTGGAACATATCCTGTATATGGTCTATGTGTAATGTTGGCCAAAACTAGTGATCCATCTGGTGCATTAGGCAACAATGGATTAATAGAAGGTGAACCCTCAATGATTTGAATTGATTTATCTTTTGATATAATCAGTTTGTCTTTACGTCCAAGATAATAAGAATAGTCACAAATAAAGGTTGACAAATCTGCTGGCTGTAATGTACCTAATCTAGTTGAAGAAGGATTAGAATAACGGAAAACAAATTGTGTTTGTGCATTGAGTATTGAAGGTCTAAAGTCTATACAATCTCTCAATGAATACACGGCACCATGTTTACTGGTGTATGATGGAATCTCATTGTAGTTTTCTGGTGAACTTGAGTTATCAATGTATGACATTTTACTAAAGTAACCATCACCACCACTGTGTTTATAATAGTCTAGAATAATAAGAAGGTTGCCTGTAGGCTTAACAGCACCCGGTCTTAATGTTAATGATGCATGGTCATAATAACTATCTCTTTGACCATTATCAAATGTGTATCTGTTTGTAACATCATAAGAACTGTTTGTTAACATATCCAGAGTTGGATACACATTGGTTTTTGTGTCAATAATTTTTATAATTTGTTTAACATCAGACAAATATAATGATTGTTTTAAACCATTAGCCAAAACACCAGCTGCCTTAATATAAACGTGACCTGTTGAACTTGCTGAGTCATCAACAAATGTATTTGTAGCTACAGTAGTCATATAACCAGAAGCATTACTTGATACTGCTGTTGTATTTCCTGTGACTAGATTCTTAATTCTTAGTACGTGACTAGTGTTAGTACCATCAACAACAAACACCTTTGCAATAATTGTTGCAGTAAATGCGGTCAAATCTGATGTTGGTGTTGTGAATGTTGCAACCGAACCATCATTGTTTAAGGTAACACTTCTACCATTCAATGTCCAAGGAACAACTTGACCATTAGTCAGTGTACTATTTGATTGTCTGTCTGTAACAATAATTGTATAACATTGTTCAACAACATCACCTGATAATGTTGTGCCTTCATTACCCAAATGTTTAATAACGTTGGCGTAACTACTTGTGTAAGACAATTCAGCTGACAGAGTTGAACCAGAAACGTTAAAATTTATACCTTTAATTTCTTGATATGTTGTATAAGATGGTGATGAAATCTCAGAAACAAATGGATTACCAATTGGGTAAATCATTTCTGGTATATTTGGATTTTCAAAAATGGCATCACCTGATGGTATGTTACCAACTTTTCCTTGATTGTCAATCTTTGCACTGGCATATCTTACTTTTGGATATGTGTTATCACTGTTTGTAAACACCATAGATTCAATATCTGGTGTATCAAAGTTTAAAACATATACTGATGAACTATCAGGTGTAACACTCCATGATTGGCTTACTGTTGCAACTCTTGTGGTGCCATTGTAATTTGAAATAGTTCTGGTCTCACCTGCATTGGTTCCTCTGGTGATAGTAACATCAACACCTTCATACGCACCATCTACCGATGATGTTATACCATTAATGCTAGCCAATACTATTGATGTTGCATTTGCTGAGATAACATTTGCTGAAATTGATTTGTTTTCAATATCATAAACGTGTGCTTTGAAAACATAAGTTGACGCATCACTGTTTGATGGTGTGCTATCTAATTGTAGTCCACGAATGTATGCTGTTGCAACTAATGTGGAATTATAAGTTGAGGTGTTTGCAGTATTGATATTTGTATTGGCCACACAATGGAAATCTACTGTGTTGGCTGTTGTTACAGGAAATGTGGCTGTACCTATACCGGCAACGTTACTAACCAAAAAATAACTACCATAATCTATGAAAGATGGTTCGTTATTTTGGGATGCTGTTGTTCTTGCACGATTGGAGATGATGTTAATTGGTGATGGATTTTCCACACGATATCCGTGTACATAAGCCAGACCTTTACCAACGTTCATGGTATATTTGTCTTCATCATCTGCATAAGTTTTTGGTGTTAATTTAAAATCTTGAATTATATAATCACCATTAGTTTCATAGTCACGTTTCGCAAAGTAATCATCAATGGTTGCATAGACTGAACCATCAACCATTCTGTATACACTACCTTCCTCAATTCTAACCAATTCAATAAACAAAGAATCGTCACCAAAAAATAAAGGTCTTGAAGATATCTGTAAACTAATTACATAACGGTCTGCACCTGGTGCTTGATAGTTGGATGCACCAACTGCTGGATCCAACAATGAATTATCGTTTGCATAATCGAATATTGTTTCGGTTATTTCCAAACCAACTCGTCTTGATGGTGTATTACCATACTTGTCCAAGATAACTGTTTGTGGAGTTACTTGAACAAAGTTACCTAGTACATAGAAAACGCCTTGTGAAATGGATGCAATTGATGATGGACCTACCGCTTCACTTGGCATAGCCTGACAGGCTAGATTTGAATCTGAATCATAAATGATATCGTTGTCGGTAAATTGTGTTCCGGTTTTGTATGAAACAATCAATGTTGCCGCATCACCTTCGCCTGCGGTGCCTGTTGCTACCGCAGTTGTTATAACTCTAGCAACAACAGTTCCATCAGCATTTCTAATTAATTTATTTTCAAATTGTTCGATATCAATATTGATACCTTCAAATGATTCTTGAATCTTAATATACTTTACATCAAAATTGGTCGTAACCTGTCCACCTGTAACGGGAGAATTTTGTTTGAAAATGTTGTCCGCAAAACTGGTGATTTGATTTTGTAATATAGTTTGCGCTTGTGTTAATTCTCTTGCTTGTACAGCAACACCAGGTTTAAACAATATACGATGGAAGTTTTTTGCTCCATCGAAATCGTCAAAGTATGGATCAACGTTAAAATTTAAAGCCATTTTTTTCCCTTAGAAACCTAATACGAATCTGAATTGTTCTATGCCATCAGTACTTCTTTGAACACCGGATCTATTCTGTACATAAATCATATAACCAGAATGAACTGCAAAATTTGGAGTACTATATGACAATAATGTTCTTGTTGTCTTTGAATCTTGGCCAAATATTGGACTGTTATTTGCTGGAGTTCCTGTAGTATTTATCAGCTTAATTAGATTGGAACCACCATCAAAACTCAAAACGTTTGCATAAAATGTTGGATTGGCCAACGTACCTTGATATACGAATTCATCTGGTGTATAACCTGCATCTGAACCTGGAGCCACAACAATATTTGTTGTTGTGCTATAGATGATACCGTTAGCTGGGTTTGGATTGAATTGTTTTGTGGTTGGATTTACTATGATGCCTACTTGGTGATAGTCTATGTCTGTTGGTATAAAACCATTTTCATCACCATCGAACTCAGCGGTCAACATAACATGTTCACAACCTAACTCAGAAATAGGATCAAAACCATGGCCACCAATCGGTGATGTTGCCCATGTAACGTTGGCATTACCACCAATGGCCGAAGTCACCGCAATATTGGCATAGGTATAATTACTACCTGGATTTACCACGATAATATCTCTAACTGAACCACCATCCACCAAAGACTCCACGTTTGCGGATGCACTTGCGCCTGTGCCATCACCTGTGATAGTAACATACACGACCGCATTGACCGTGTCGTATCCTGACCCACCATTTATGACGTTGATAACATCTATACTGCCTGCACCTGCACTGGTAACCAATGGGTTCGGTGTATTGGAACCAACTTGTACTGGCATCCATTCTCTGTCCATAAACTTTAGTTTTAGACCGGTGTCAATGGTGTACATGAATTTCCATTTGTAACCATCGTCACCTTGGAAAATTCTGTTAGCTGAGTAAGTACCTGGTTCAAAATAAGGTTCTCTTGTTGATGCACCAGCATTATTGTTCCACAAACACTTAAAGACTTGGTCGTATTTGTTCTTTACATAGAATGTTTTGGTTATAAAACCATTTACATCTTTGGCCAACATGTCTACATCATCACGAAAATAATCATACACTGTGCCTGTGGTCCAGTCAACTCGTTGAATGACTGGTGATATATCACTGGTCTTAATTTGTTTTGCAACAAATATATTCTTTTGAACTTGTTTAATGGACTTCAAGTCACCAGTCGGCATGGTTGGATTATCATTATCTGCCCATGGAGTTGGCTTGGCCAAGAAACAATAGTAAGAATGAATTGGTATTGTAATTGCTGGCGGTACCACTGCAACTGGTGCATAATACAACAGGTCTATCTGTGAAACCTTTGATGCGCTTGTGAGTATGTTTTTATTTGCCATGATTTATTTATTATTGATATGTGGCTGCGACATATGTATTTGCTAGGTCATTGTTAAAACTAAAATATCTTAGATAACATGTTCTTGTTGCTGCTAAGTTAAATGTTGTTGCGCCCATTGAAGAATTAATTTCTGTACAACCGTGTGTTATTGTTCTTTGTTGACCTGATGTGTTGGTAATAATAACATCAGTGAATTTTCCTGGTACAAAAGAACTTAAAGTCACGACCAAATCTGCTGCGATGTTTGCTTTAACCATACTAGAATTGGAAAATCCAATATCAATTGCAGTTTGTGAACCTGGAAATATATTTGGAGTTCTTATTGTATTCGCAGCATACAAAGGTCCATTAACAGTTAGTATACCTGGTACTGTTAAGTTTGTATTAACAACAATTGTGGAAGTATTTTGCAATGATGTATTTGCTTGAGTGAAAGCACCGTTGGCAAACGATGCAGCACTATTGGCCTGTTCATAACCAGAATTGGCTCTTGTAAAGGCTGCATTTGCAAAGGTTGCTGTGGTATTCTGGGATTCATATGATGCATTAGCGGTTACAAAGGCACCATTAGCAAATGCAGAGGTTGTATTCTGTGATGCATAAGAGGCATTCGCTGTCAAAAAGGCACCATTAGCAAACGATGCTGCTGCATTGGCTGTTATGAATGCCGAATTTGCAAAGGATGCACCAGAATTGGCTGTTACGAAAGCACCATTAGCAAACAATGCATTCGAGTTT